CGGCGCCCCTTGGTCAACCATTGGACGTAAGGCGATTGTGCCAAAAGCAAATACCCCCGAATCAACTTCGCTAAAAACATCTGCCGCAAAGCAAATCACGGCGACTGTCATAACCCAGGCCTTGACGGCTGGGAAGGTGACAATCTATCTGTACTATCTCGAAGGCGTTGCGTCGGCATAAGGAAAACAAAAAATGGCCGCCTATGTGGACTTTACATATTATTCTGACGTTTACTTTGGAAACGCCGTTGCCCTAGAGAACTTCAATCGATTGGCCGTGAACGCAAGTTCCCGAGTTGACCAATTGACGTTTGAGCGGGCCGCCCCTGTTATCGAGGCCGATACCGATACAGACCTAATCGAGAAAATCAAGATGGCGACTTGCGCTGTAATTGACGAAATCCAGAAGTGGAATTCGATAGGGGAGTTCGGCAGGGTAAAACAAGAATCGGTTGGACAGCATTCGGTAACATATATGGATGATAAGACAACCTACTATGACGGAACACGGACGGCGGCCAAACAATATCTTGGAAACACGGGCCTAATGTACCCAGGGTTGGACACCCTTACTTACGAAAACGAATGAGAACCAATACGGCAATGACGCTTTATTCTAAGGCAATTGTCAACCACGACGAAGTTTGGACTCGTTCCGTGGTAAATGCGGTTCAATGGGAAAATGCCGACATTGCTAACAATTCTAGTCGTGTAGGTTCGGCGGGTGTAATGGAGGCCGACCAAGTGGTTGTTTATATTCCATTCATAATTGCGCCCGACTTGATTCTAAACCCAGGTGATTACGTTGTTCGTGGCGAAGTTGACGACGAAATTGACACGGGGTTTACAATCACCGACCTTCGTAAAAAATACCGTGACGTTGCGGTTGTTCGTCGGGTCAATCGACTGGACTTTGGTTCATACGAAATGCAACATTGGGAAGTCGGCGCTAACTAATGGAATCAAAACTTGTAATTGACACACCTCGGGGCATGGTCTTCGAGGGGCCAAAGGGAAAGGCCAAATTGGAATGGAATGCGAATTTCAAACCGAAATGGTGGGTTCGATATTCCAGGGCGCAAAAGTTTGTCGATTCTGAAATCTTACGTCGAAGCGAACCCTATATACCGTTGAGAACTGGTATGCTCATAAAGTCGGGTATTTTAGGAACCGAAATTGGGAGTGGCGAAATCCATTGGATTGCGATTTATTCCCGCTGGCAATATTATCATACCCGCCCCCCAGGTAGTGAAACCGGGCCGTTGCGTGGGCCGATGTGGTTTGAAAGAATGAAAACTATCCATGGTAAAAATATCGTGGCTGGCGGAAGGAAAATTGCAGGAGGTGGCCCGTGAGTGTAAGTTCAACAATCGAAGGTTTGAAGAAATATCTTTTGACATACATGGAACTCGAAACCGATGCGCCCGTTTGGGTTGGTTACTTGGGGGCAATTCCTACACAGTATTCAATCTTTCCGATGCCGGGCGATAAGATAATTGAAACGTATGTCGATGGAAGTTCTCTTCGTGAATTTCCCTTTTCTTTTCAATCGGTCGAGTCAACTTCGGATGAACTTACCCGAATGGATAGTATTGGATTTTTTGAAGAGTTCGGTCAATGGTTGGAAGACCAAAGTAACTTGGGCGTCCTTCCAGAATTACCAACAGGAAAAACCGCAGTTGAAATCAAAGCAACAAATTGGGGTTTTCTTTATGAGCAAGGGCAATCTGATAGTGGAATTTATCAGATTTCCGCAAAACTTATTTTTGAACAGCAACCATAAGGAGGTTGAACAATGTCAACAAAAATCAAAAGAAGTCAAGTTCTAACTTATATCAATACTACGCCTTTGGCGGCCGCTACTTATGTGTTGCTCGGGGATGGCGTAGTCTCGGGAAAAATCACTTACAATCCGAAGACGACTGAGGAAACTTATATCAGTCAAGATTCGGCGACCATTTCCCTTGAAAGTTATGCCCCAACTCTACCGATTGAGGCGACCGCAAAATTCGGCGACCCAGCATACGATTTTATCGATGGTCTTCGAACAGGGCGCAAAGTTCTTTCCGATGCCGAAACAACCATTGTAAACGCCTGGAACTGGAAAGCGGGCGGGCCTACCGCCGTTCCCGCCGAAAGACAGTCCGTGTCAATTCAGATTGACGACTTTGGTGGCGAAGGTGGAACCGCAGTAAAAATCAACTTCACTATCAACTTCATCGGCGACCCCACGGTTGGAACGTTCAATACGTCAACTAAAGCATTCTCATAAAAGGGGTGTCAAATGGCAACCAAAGTCAAACGAAGTTTACTGAAAACGTTCTTACGAACCGGGTCGGTTGGAACTCCGAACTGGCAATTGCTGGGGGATGGGGTCGTATCTGGTAAGATAACCTATTCACCAAAAACCGTTGAGGAAACTTACGTTTCCGAAGACTCCGCTCAAATCTATCTCGATTCCTATGCACCAACTTTGCCGATTGAAGCAACTGCCAAAGTGGGCGACTCCGTTTTTGATTTTATTGAATTACTTCGGGTCGGCCGTTCTGTTTTGGCCAATGCTGAAACTGACATTGTGAATGTTTGGTTGTATAAGAAACAGGGCGGATACACAATCTATCCGGCAGAGAAACAGGCCGTGTCAATTCAAATTGACGATTTTGGGGGCGAAGGTGGAACTGCCGCAAAGATAAATTATACCTTGAACTTCATCGGCGACCCGATTGCTGGTATCTTCAAACCCGCCGCAACGGCTGAGTTTATGCAGATTCCCGCAGACGACACGGTCGTTTTGACGACTATGGTTTTGGGTTCCGGTACGTTGTCACCATTATTTGCGACTGACCGCACCAATGTTTTCTATACAACGTCAATTGCGGCAGGAACCGTGACCATGACGTCAACTCGGGCGGGTTCAACCATCATTCAAAAAGATACGGTCGGCGCAACCGTCGGCCAGGGCGCCTCAGCCACTTTGGTTATGGGTGCTAACAACCTAACCATCGACGTTGTATCCGGGTCTAATCACTCGATTTACAGCATCCTTGCCACTCGAACCGTATAAGGGAGAAACATGACCGAATCTTTACGCATAGAAACGGGGGCAAAAAAGATTCTTATAAACGACGGGCCTGAATTCATTGAGTTCAATCCCTTCGACGTTGCCTTTGTTGAAAAATTCTATTCCGTATTCACGGAATTCAAAATGAAAACGGAAGAGTTCAAGGCCCAGGCAACCGAACTTGACAGTCATTCGGAAATTGACGAGGACGGTCTTCCGGTCAATATGCTCGACCGAATGAAGTTCGCCCGTGAATTATGCGACTACTCTTACGGTCAAATTGACGTCTTGTTTGGCGAAGGAACTTCCGAGAAGGTGTTTAGGGGAGTTAGAAACGTCGAGTTAGTCGAACAATTTTTCGGTGGACTTATACCGTTCATTCAGAATGAGCGGGAAGAGAAACTGAAAAAGTACAAAGTGAATGATTCAAAGGTAATGAAGTAATGAATTTACTTACCCAACAACTGCCCGACGCAATCGAGATTGATGGAGTTGAATACAAAATCAAAACCGATTATCGGGGATGCTTGAGAATTTTACAGGCACTTGAAGACCCGGAACTTTCAGAACAAGAAAGGTGTTTTGTTCTAATTGACAATCTATTCGAAGAGATTCCGACAAATGTGCAACGGGCAGTTGATTTGGGTTTGAAATTTATCAATACTGGCGACGAAGTGGTTGAGCCGGAAGAGGAACCAATGCGTCTTTTTTCTTTCGACCACGATGGAAATTTTATCTATGCCGCATTTCAACAAACCCATGGAATTGACCTTGAACAAACCACTATCCATTGGTGGAAATTCATGGCGCTTTTCATGGACTTGGGAAGTGAAACTGCATTCTGTCAACTGGTATCGTTTCGTAAACGAATAAAAAGTGGAACGGCGACCAAAGAAGAGTTGAAAGAGTATAGAAACAATCCCGAACTCTTTGACGTTCCCGAACCGGACAGGCGAACCCCACAAGAAAAGTTAGAAGAAGAAGCGTTCTTGCGGCTTATCAATACGGAGTAAAAAATAATGGCGACTGGATACGACGGAACTATCAATATAGATTCTCATATTGACACAAAGGGATTCAACCAGGGCGTCAAGTCTATGGGTTCCCAACTCGGGGGCCTCATGGGAACACTTGGCAAACTTGGCGGGTTGGTTACCGCCGCATTTGCCGTTGGAAAACTCATTGCGTTTGCTAAGGAAAGTCTTACCGTTGCCGCCAATTACCAAAGGGTTGCGCTTGCGGCACGTCAAGTTGGTGCGACAATGGGAATTGCGTCGGGAGAAGTTGACCGAATAGTTGGCGAACTAAAAGATATGGGTATTCAGGGCGACGTTGCCAATAAAGCATTTATTGACTTCGCTCGTAACGGACTTGACACGGCCTTACTTCCGGCCCTTGCCCGTGGCGCCCAAGACCTAAACGCATTTGCAGACACGGGCGTTTCGTCTTCCGATGTGATGGATAGACTAATGACGGGTGTTATTCAGTTGTCACCCATCATGCTTAGAACGGCCGGGGTTATAGTTGATACCGATGAAGCAACAAGAAGGTGGGCCGCCGCAAATAATGTCGCCGCCGAGTCAATTACAATTGCTCAACGACAGGCCGCAGTTCTTGAAGAAACGATTCGAAAACTTCAAGCGACTGAGGGATTGTATGAAATGTCTCAGAAAACCGCCGCCGGGCAAATGTCTTCGAATAAACGTATTATGTCCGACTTTATGGCGGCCCTGGGTGGGCCGTTTCAAAACGCTTTATATATCGTGGTTTTGACAATCAATCAAATGGTCAAGGCTTTTGGCCTTGCAATTGGCCCGGGTGGTCAACTCCATGGGTTGTTTGTTTCATTGGCCGCCATTGCTCAAATAGTTGCTAACGCTTTTCGAGCCGTTGCCGAATGGGTTGCGGGTATTTTTGGTATTACTCTTCCGGCAATTCAGGGGATAGCAACAACCGCCGATACGGCCGCAGGGAATTTAGGCGACGCCGCTGGGGCGGCCGAAGACTTGGGTGATGCCACGGGTGACGCTGGCAAAGCCGCCAAGGGTGCGCTTGCACCATTTGACGAACTCAATGTTTTACAAATGAAAGATACGAGTGGCGGAGGCGACACACCCCCGAGCGGGGGCGGAGGTTTAGGCACACCCTTTACACCGATTGATTCCGGTTTACTCGATGAAATAAATGCAAAGATGGCGGCGTTTGCCGCAAGCGCACTAAAGTTTTTACAACCCGTAATTGACGCATTCAATAGATTGGTTGAGGCGTCTGCCCCACTTAGAAAAACTTTGTGGGAAGGATTACAATGGTTGTGGGATAATATATTAGTTCCGTTTGGCGCCTGGATTACTACCGAAGTGGTACCAGCATTTCTTGATTTACTTGGGGCGGCCTCTATAACTTTGAACGAAGCGTTGGTTGCGTTGAAACCCCTCGGTCAATGGTTGTGGGATAATCTTCTAAAACCACTTGCCGAATGGACGGGTGGGGTTATTATAAGTGTACTGGAAGGGATAACAGAACAAATAACGTTGTTGGGTGATTGGATATACAATAACCAATCGGCAGTTCAAGCACTTGGAATTGCCGTTGGTATTGTCGCCATAGCGTTTGGAATTTGGGCGATTGCGACTGGTGCCGCCGCCATTGCAACCGGATTGTTTGCGGGGGTAATGACATTTTTATCTAGTCCGGTAGTTTTGATAGTAGGACTGATTATTTTACTGGCCCTTGTTATAAAAAATTGTATTGACAATTGGGATACACTTGGGCCAAAAGCGACGGCCGCCTGGGAAGCAATCAAAACAGCATTTGGAGTTGCCTGGGATTGGTTCAAAAAGAATGTTGTCGACCCGATTGCACATTTGTTTTATGGTAGTGGCTTGTTTCAAGATATAGTTGAGTGGGCGTTGGAGGCGTGGGAAGGAATCAAAGAAGCATTTGCCGCCGCCTGGCAATGGTTTATGGACACGGTTGTTACACCAATTAGCGACGCATTTGACACAGCACTTCTAGCAATAGCGGGATTCTTTACTACCGCCTGGACAAATATCTCGGCGGCGTGGTTGGTTGTTACCGATTGGTTTCAAACTAATATTGTCACGCCAGTTCACGACGCATTTGACACGGCGCTTTTGGCAATCACGGGATTTTTTACTACCGCTTGGGATAATGTCAAGACGGCATGGGAGGGCGCCGCAACTTGGTTCGATGATACAATCATAAAACCGATAGGAAAATTCTTTTCTCAAATGCTTTACGGTTCCGATAATGGAACGGGGGAGGGCGGTCTAATTGGTTGGTTTTCTACGGCATTTACGGGAATTGGTGAGTTGGCTACAACGCTTGTCAATACCGTTATTGGTTTTATCAATAGTGTTTTTGATAATGTAGGTGGGGCAATCAATGGTCTAATCGATAGTATCAATACAATTATCGGAAGACTTTCGGCCATCATTCCCAGCCTGGTGGGTATCTCAATTGGCAAAGTTTCAATTCCACATATTCCAGAAATAGCAAGCGGGGCAGTTATCCCGCCAAACTCTCGGTTCCTGGCAATAATGGGCGACCAACGGTCGGGCCGAAATCTTGAGGCACCTGAAAATCTTATCCGTCAAATTTTTCGTGAAGAGTCGGGCGGGGGCGGGGGAACAATTATAATTGAGTTCAAAGGTTCAATGTCGGAACTGGTTCGTCAACTCAAACCCGCAATTGACAAAGAAAATTCTAGGGTTGGGCGAAGTCTAATAAAGGTGGGCGCATGATTATAATTGACGGAACCACTTATAACATTCCAGTCTTGTCAATTACAAGGCGGGCTGATTTCCTTGATAAGTACGCAGAACGAACCGAAGATGGAGTCTTGCACCGTGAACTTATCGGGGTGTATTTCAACTACCAATTGAAGTTCGGGCAAACGTATAATACATCCGAGTACAATGCACTTTGGGCGAAGTTATCTGAGCCGGAAGAGTTTCATACCGTTACCGTTCCAGATGAAGATGGCGATTATACTTTTACCGCATACTTTTCAAACGTTGGTGACGAACTTCGCAAAGACAAGGGCGCCACTCATTATTGGAAAAACCTGACTGTCAACTTCATATCCGAATCCCCAGCGAGAACATGACAATAAAAACTGACCCACGAATAACTTTTGGCGTCGGCTATTCCCTGGCAGTAAAGGATGATAGTGCGCCTTCAATTGGCAATCTGCAACCGTTTTCAAAGTCCAGCGACTTACGAACCGACAGTACAACCAACCGACCGTATGCAACTTACGAGCCGGACTTTTGGTTGCTTGACGGCGAATATAAATTTATGCCCCCAAATTTGAATGCGGTTCATGTAGGTATAATGAATCTTACTGTTTCGGCAGGTACTTCGGATTTTGGTTCGCCGCCCCAACTGTCAATTCCGTTTGGTCAAGTTCACGATATCGAAGCGTTCACCATGAGATTTTCCGAGTATAGTAATGACTTCGTTGATTCAATGCGAGTAGAATTTTTTGATATCGACGACGTTCAAATTGGAAGTGATTACAATGTTACCCCTACCACTTGGGAATTTCAATTGACCCTGGCAGACAAAGTTCTTGCCGTCAAGAGAATCAATATTACGTTTTATTCTACAAACAAACCGTATAGATTTTTGAGAGTGACCGCAATCGATTACGGTCGGTCAATGCTATTCACGGGCGACAAAATAAAAGAAGCAAGGGTCGTCGAAGAAACAGACCCGACAAGTCTTGAAGTTCGATGCAATAGTTTTGAATGTGTTATTTACTCTTCTGATGCTTTGTTCTCACCGATAAACCCCGGGGGAGATTATTATTCGTTGACGCAACGTCAACCAATTTCCGTGTCCGAACAAATCGGTCTGGAATCAATGTTCATCGGTCAATATTATCTTGATAAATGGTCGAACATTTCTGATACTCAAATAAAATTTGAGTGTATTGATTTGTTGAGTATCTTAGATACTAGCACATACATGGGGGGAATATGGATAGGTGCCGGGATTCTAATTGAAGATTTACTTCAAGACATCTTTGACCCAATTCATATTCCGTGGGATTTGGACGCCGGGCTTTATGGGGCCACAATCAAAGGGTGGTTGCCAATTTGTACTTATCGAGAAGCACTTAAACAAATTGCTTTTGCTATTGGTTCTTACGTCGATACATCAAGAGACAGACCGATAAAAATTTACCCAATAAAAATCGCCGAAGACGGCGGCGATTATGACTTGGTAGTAACCAAGGCCATGAAAGGTATCGACCAAGAAATTTCCCTACGCCCAATAATAACCGGGGTCGAGGTTGTGGGCCATAATATTTTCTACGGAAGTGGAATTCTAAAATTATACGACGACACCCTGGCAATTGGCGACCATGAGATTCGATTCAAACAACCTTGTCATAGTCTTCAAATCACGGGTGCAACGATTTCTAGTTATGGTGCCAATCATGCAATTTTGCACGTTACTTCCCCAGGCGCCGTTACTCTTACGGGGCTAGTCTATACTGACACAAGAAAAATTTTCTCAGTTAGGGCAATTGACCTGGCCCCATCCGTGATTCAAAATATACTTCAAATTGACGAAGCGTCATTGGTCAATTCCAGTAACGCCCAGGCAGTTGCCCAGCGTATTTATGATTACTTTCAACAACGACTAATTCAAAATATGAAAATGTTTGCGGTCGATATTCATTCGGCCGATACGATTCTAATTGACACACTCCATGGCCAACAAATTCGTGG